TCAGCCGGACTTTTTCTTGGCATTTGTTTTCCCCTCTAACTCTTTTATACGAGCTTCTAATTCATCAATTTTGGATGTGATTTTAGGATACTTAACACGCCATGCATTTGGATCATTTTGTAACCAAGTCCACCCCCAGCGAATTGCTAGATATTCTAGTGTACGGTCAAACTTGCCCACAGCCCATATCGCCATTTTTGTATCTTTGAACCAAAACAAAAATGCAGCGCCAAATAATGAACCAGCAATACCTGTGTAAATCCACAAGCGATCACTTGCCATGTTTTGTATCATTTCCCACATATAGTTTCCTTGTTAACTATATGTATTTAGTTGAATGGATTTATATTTCCAATGATAGACTTTGTTGGTTGATTGTTTTGAGCTTCAACTTCTGCTTTTGCACCGTCGATTTGTGCATTTGCATCGTCTAATGCTTGTTCAGATGCTTCGTAGTAGTTTTTATATGCTGCGATGATTTGTTTTTGCTGTGCTATTAGACGCATAATTTCACTCATATTAAGTGATAGTACTTCATAGCCGTCATCTGTAAGTCCTATAAGCATAGGATCTTTTTTATCTTTTAAAAGTTTTGCAAAAACTTCTTGTGCATTTTCTTCTGTGATAATAACCCATTCTACATCTTTTAAGCGTAGTTGTTCTACAGGTGGAAGAACTAGTGCAGGTTTATCGATAGGTTTTGCACTGATTTCAATTTGTCTTGGTTTTGTTGTACAACCTGCAAGTACAAGTGTGCTAACTAGTGCTATTACTAAAAATCTCATAGGTTCTTCCTTTTCCAAGCATCTGATTGTATGTTAGGATCAAAGTTTGGATTTGCATCTCTCCAACATTCTGGGTTTATCTCGCTTGGTTTTGTTGCAGACATTTCTGCGTCTGTTAAAGGTGCCCCACTTAATATTTCTAAACAACGCTGTGCATTACGTGTTGCACCGTTTAAAACTTTTTCTGTTAGCCCTGGCTTTGCAACTGCCGCGGCACCTATATCGTGTCGCGACAGTCTGTTTTCTAACGCTCTATTACGATCGCTAATTGCTTGAAATTCGTTGGCCAATCTAGCATTTTCTTTTTGCATTGCTGCAAAACTTGCTGCTTGTGCTTTTAGAGCTTCTTCGTTGGTTTGGACTGCTGTTTCTAACTTAGCATTATTTTCCTGCAAGATAGCAATGCGCTCCTGTGTATCTTGATAATAAAGATACCCTGCGCCGGCCATTCCTGTCATCAAAAAGAAAAATACTATTGCTAACTTAGCACCCATCCTACCTACCCCAATAATTTTCCCAGTGTTTTAGGTCCTACAATGCCGTCTGGAGCAAGCCCATTTTCACTTTGCCACTGCTGGACAATGCGTTCAGTGCCTGGACCAAAGATACCATCTGCTGGCTCAATGCCTAACTTTTCTTGTACTTCTGCTACAAGCGGACCTCTACTGCCTTTGCGTATAGTTTGATTTAAATTAAGTTCCTGCTCTTCGGGTTCTTCAAAATCACCACCTAATACATCCATAGCATGTAGATAATGTTTTTTACGATCATCTAAACCAATAGTGCCACCATTGATACGTTTTGTTGCGCCAACAATGTCTTGGTCATCACAATACTTGTTTAGGCCATTTGTATCCCAGAACCAGCAAGCACTATCTAATGCACCTTTTTTAGTGCGTACATAGTCTACTGCTTCTTCTGGACTCATATCTACTGCTTCGCCAAACTTTGTGTAGTTGTAACGTCCAGTAAGTTGAAGTATGCCGCCTCCGCGGAAACGCCAACCATCACCGCTATCTGCGTCTCCGTTGTCCATTCTATTTGCGTAAATAACGTTTGCAATTTTTTCAGGTTGTCTATGATACTCATTTGCATCTCTTCCTGCTCGTTTAAAGTATTTAGGGAAAATTGTATTCAATGCTTTGGCGCTATAGTTCAAGTTTTCACTTAGTACTCTAAAGCCGCCGGACTCGTGTCCACACTGTGCAACAAACATTGCTACACGCTCAATCGTGTCTACTTCCCACAGTGGAAGGATCTCGCACATTGCTTCGTACCAGTCTTCCCAGTCGTCCCGATGAATAAGCTCTTCAGCCATCCACGGTTCGAAGTTAAATTTGAAGTGTTCTTTTGCCATTTAATTCCAATCCTACTTGCGGGTTGCCCCGTCCTTGTATTTATTGGATTCTTTCCGCTACTAACGTCTTTCCGGCGTGTTCAAAAGTAAGTTTATTACCGTATTTTGTAATGTTATAGTCGCCTATGTATTTTGACAAATAAATGATTTCAGCAAAATCATCTGCGTTAAACGATTCTTTTATAGAATCAAGTGTTTCTTGTGTATTGCCTATGTCAATAAATTTAAATTTAATAGGATCTGCATAAAGTTTCTTAATAATAAGTGTATCGTCGTCCATTTCTACTGTTTCTAAGAAACTTTTACTAAAAAAGTTTTTATAGTTTTCTAAACGAGATTCATTTACACGACTGTTATATTCATCACTTGTAGCAGGAATATCTTCACCTAATGCATCTTGTGAAATTGGAACACTACGGAAATTTTTGTAGTATCTATATTTCATATCTTCTATTTGTGCAAGTTTTCCTACGCCGTCTAATAATTCCATAATTTGTTCTGGAACATCACGGGTTCGTTCCATTTCAATGAAAACTCTATACAATCCGTCTGACTGCTCGCCTGCTGTTTTGTCAGCATCTAGTACAAAGTTATATCCGTGTTCTACAAATTTAGCAAGGTCATTTGCTGCTTCTTCAGTTTTTACTTTGAAGGCAAGTGTAACAATGCTGTCGTCTGACCCCATTTTACTTTTAAACGAATCAATCTCAACTATATGATCAACAAGATCTCTAAGTGCGTTTGCTTCTAAGGTCATACTGCTGCCTCCGGTGCTGCTTCTGGAGCAGGTGCTGCTGCTGCGTCTGCTGCTTGTGGTTCTGGATTAGTTTCGGGTGTTTGTGTAGGCTCAATATATACTTCTTCGTAATAACCGGAATATATGTCAGCAATTAAACGCTTTGGCATTTGAATTGTAACAACCCAAATAGGTTTACGATCTAGTTTGCCCTTTTTAGTACCTGGACGATAGTCGTCTTGTGATTTAATTTTTCTAGGAACAATAACATGCGTCTTTTCGTAAGATACTTTGCAATCATAATCAAGTAAACGTTTGCCTCCCATTGGATCTGGCATGTTTTTTTTGTCCCACATAAAGGAACAAGTTACCCAATGACGTTCGATATTAGGACCTTGACAAAGCTCTCCATCACTCCAGTTATCATAGACATAAACATCTAGAGAATCTAAAACTCTTTCAAAGTCTTTTAATACATTAAATGATGTATTTGAATCGTAGATCGATTCAATGTTTTTTAAAACGTCTTCAATATCATGCATGTTTCTAATTCCTTGTATACTTATTTATCAGTATTTTAACATTATAGTTATTATTCGAAGCCGCATGATAAATACAAATGTAAGGACTGCTAGTTCTTATAACTAAGTCCTTACTACAGACTCAACCCAAAGGAGGACACTTAATGGGTGCAAAAAGAAAGGCTGCTCGGCAGCATTCCAACGCAAATTTTGCAAATAATGTAGTAAATTTTAATTCATTCCAAAAAAAGAAACAAGTCCAAATCCTTCCAAGAAATAGAAACCAAGAAAGTTATGCACTGAAACTGTTAGACGAATCCAAAGACATTGTGTTTGGTATTGGTCCAGCAGGAACAGGTAAAACTCTATTGGCTGTTCAAGTAGCAGTTAAACTATTCAAAGAAGGGGCAGTGGACAAAATCATCGTTACAAGACCAGCAGTGTCAGTTGACGAAGATTTAGGTTTTTTACCAGGAACGCTAGAACAAAAAATGGCACCATGGACAAGACCAATCTTTGATGTGTTACGTGAGTATTTCAATGCACGTGAGATAGAAGGAATGATTGAAGAAGGTATTATTGAAATTGCTCCACTCGCATATATGAGAGGACGCACTTTCAAGCATGCTTTTATACTAGCAGACGAAATGCAAAACGCAACCCAAAATCAGATGAAAATGTTGTTAACTAGGTTAGGGGAAGGATCTATGATGGCTGTAACCGGAGATCTAGCACAGGCAGACAGACTAAAAGACAATGGTCTAATAAATTTTACAAAACTGCTCGAAAAAACAGACGCAACACATATAGACATAGTCAACTTTGGACAGGGAGACATTGAAAGACATGAGGCAGTGAAAGAAGTTCTTCAAGTATACGGAGATACTTAACTAACTTAGGGGAGTGGATCTCGTGAAACACTCCCTTTTTCTTTCTTAAGCAAATACATCAAATATTCATTTTTAGTGTATATTAACTTATAGTATCCTGCTTTTTGATCATGGTTAATTGTAAGTTTCCATGCAATCTGCATTTCTATATATTTTGTTAACCATATAGTTTTGGTACTAAAACTACTAAAAGTTGGAAGCCAAGCAAATTTTTCAGTTATAATTTCTTGTGGTGATCCTAAATATGCGCTTATATGCTTCATACAGCCATAGGTGCCTTAATAGTATCCATAGGATCATAACCCATTAATTTATAATCAGTTGGCTTAGTTTTTACTAGTTCTTCTAAATCTTTGAATTCAGGCATTAACAAATCAGGAAGTTCTCTAGGAATTCTAGTAATTTGTTCTTGTACTTGCTCCATGTGGTTTTGGTAGATATGGCAATCGCCTCCTGTCCATACAAAATCGCCTACTTTTAAATCAAGTAATTGTGCGAACATATGTGTAAGCAAACTATACGATGCAATATTAAATGGTACGCCAAGAAACATATCTGCCGAACGCTGATATAGTTGACAACTTAGTTCGCCATCAGTTACATGAAATTGGAACAGCGTATGACAAGGTGGTAAAGCCATTACGCCTACTCTGTCAGCATTCCATGCACTTACAATATGTCTGCGACTATCTGGATTGTAGTGCAGTTGTTCTAAAACTTCTGCAATTTGATCTACATAACCAAGTGCAGCATCCCACCGGCGCCACTGATGTCCGTAAACAGGACCTAAATCTTTGTTAACGTCATCATTAATATAACCTAAGTCTTTGCCTTGCTTGTCTGCATTAGCAGTCCATATTGTAGTTTTACCTACAAGTTCTTCTCTAGGTTTGCCGTAGTGTATTTCGGCAAGTCTACGCTCGTCACTAGACCCTTCAAGCATCCAAAGCAGTTCACTAACTACACTTTTCCAAGCGAGTTTTTTAGTAGTCACTGCGGGGAAGCCTTTGCGTAAGTCAAAACGCATCTGGTAGCCAAATACACTCTTAGTACCGACGCCGGTGCGATCGCTTCGATCTTTGCCGTGTTCTAATATGTGTTTTAATGCTCCTAGATATTGATCCACTTTTATCTCCTACTATATTTTTCGATTGTTAACACATCTGACTCTTCCCATTTCGCAAACTTAAATTTTTCTCCAATAAGTTTATCATCTAAATGTGTATCACAATCATATATTCCTGTTATTCTGCTAATCCAAACCTCGTCAATAATGTCAATAAGAAGTTCAAATATTTGTGCGCCGCCGATAACCCAAATATCTTTTCGATTTAAATTTGGCAGCATTGCTAGTGCTTCATCTAGTGTAAGTTTTACATCATAACCTTCACTAACTTCTTTTGTGCTAATAACTATGTTTTCACGATTAGGTAGAGGTTTAGGCATGTCTGGATCTTCCCATGTAACTCTACCCATTACTACTGTACTATTTTTTGTACACTCTTTGAACCATTTTTGGTCTTCGGGTTGATGAGGCCACGGTAATGTTCCGCTTTTTCCTATCCCCCAATCTTCGTCACATGCAAAAATTGCTCTAATCATAACTTATCCTCCTGTTTCCCCTTCCAACTGTTTTATTCGTTGTTTTAGAAAACTGATTGTTGTATGTATATGTCCTGTGTCGTGAGGTTGTAATAGTGTTGTATAGTATTTAACTTCTTCCTTCAAAACATCTATACGTATTAAATCGTGTATAAGTTGTTTGTTTTTAGTCACCACTACCGGCTTTCTCTGAAAATTCTGTTTCAAATTTATTAGGAATATTGTTCCATTTCTCTGCATCAGGCGGAGAATCTTTGACTTTTGTTATTACTGGCCATTTCAAACTATATTTTCTGTTAATTTCTGTCCATCTATCCATTTCTGTATCTTCTAATGCAATATCAGGAACAATAGCATCTATCGGACACTCAGGCTCACAAACACCACAATCAATACATTCATCTGGATTGATTACTAGCATGTTTTCACCTTCATAAAAACAATCTACTGGGCATACTTCTACACAGTCAGTATGCTTGCATTTAATACAATTATCAGTAACTAAGTATGTCATTGACAAAGATCCTCGTACAGTACTGTATAATTTCTGTGCTGACTTTTGTCGTATCTAAATATAGGAATGTATCCAAATAGTTTTTTTAAAATCATTTATTTTTCCTCAAAAAGGTCTAGTCCATTGTTTTGCTTTTTCGTATAACTTCATATCTGCTTTTTCAGCATCAACTAGTTTTTGTATATCTGGCTGTTTTCTTACATCATCCATAGTCCAATACTTATCTTTTGACTCGTTGAGTTTTTTATATGTATAATCTAATCCTGCCATTTTAGTAAAACTACGAATGTCTTTCTCAAGATTTTCAGTTACACCCAACCACCACATCTCAGGAAAAAAATTAGAAGCAAATTCAAACCAGTCTATGTCACCAGTTGGTTGATACATCCACTCCGGCCAAGTTTCTGGAACTGCTTGTCCTTCCTTAATCCCACTATCTGGTCCAAACACATAATACGGATGCCGTTTCCAAGTATCGTTTTCTCGTGCAAGAAAACTTTTTACAATCCATTTACATTGTGTATTTTGTTGAAACTGAGTATCTTGATAAAACTCCCATAGAGAATCGTAATCACTAGCACATTTGGTTTGTCTTATAGCCCAAATATCCATATACGGTGTACAAGAACTAAACAATTTTGGATCTTGGCATCTATTCTGTTTCGTCCAGCGATAATTAAAATCACTTAATATACGTTCTATTGGATGTCGAATAGTTGTGATAAGTCTTGGGGTTCTTTTTTCTTTCAACCAGCGGTGGCTATTACAGAAAACACTATGACCACTCATTACAACTAATTTTTTCTGTTGTTCCATTGTGCGCTGGCTTAATCGTGGAATAAGCCAATCTTCGTATGCATCTTCACTCCACGGATCTACGTAAACATAGTGTTTGAGATGTCTATCGTTTTCTGTTTCTGCAGGATGTCCTATAGCATGCTGAAATGTAGTTCCGCCTGTTCTAGGAATATGCAAATATAAAAAAATATTTTTATCTACCAACATAGTGTTGCCTTTTATAATAAAAATTTGAATTGATACTCACTACTATGCGATCTTTTTCACCTTGGTAGGGACATGCATCGTGCGGTAACCATCCAGGAAACAAAATTAATGTTCCGTCTTTGGGCTGAAAGTTATAAGCAAAGTTATCTTCAAACCATTCAGAGCCACTATCGTTGACTCCTTTTTTAACATTAAAATCAAACCAGGTGTTAATACCATTCATTTCTTCTAAATTGCTGTCACCCGATTCCACATAAAATATTCCAGACCAACTACTGCCCGGATGCATATGTGTTAAATGATAACCTTTGTTATTTGTAATGTGATACCAACTTTCTCTAATTACACATTCCATGCTGTCTCTTGGAAGCCAACTTCCAGTTTCAGGCAAGGCTTGTGATATCATGTGCCCAAGTGATTGTTCAAAAAACATTCTTAGTTTTTGAATTGCTGGTTTATTGGTTTTAAGAAAACTAAATTTACTTTCTTTTAAATTCTTTTTAATAGCCGGTGCTATAGAACTATCGATATCTGAATTTTGCTTTTCTGCTTCTTCGTATATTTCATTAACTAGTATTTGTTTGTCTTGCCCAAAATTTTCATACTCATAATGAAATACATAAGTAGGCCATAGAGTTTCTGTTTTTGTGTAATTAGAGAAACTCATTACAATCTCGCTAGTTTAATTAATGTTGCTGCCAAGTTTATTTCTGGATCTACAACTAGTGTATGATCAACTAACCCCTGCTTAATAATTAGCACTGCCTGATCCGGATCAGGAAACAAATTGACATTGTCATACAACCAACGATAAACTTCTTCCATTTCTTCTGGACGGATAGTGCCACAAAGCAGTTTACGTGCGTCTTGGATTTTGCCTGCTTTGAACAGTTCGACCATATCCAACTTCCAATCACTTTCGCCAGTATCACCTTCATGCGGTGCAAGCAATACGCCATCAGTTGAATTCATTTGTACCATATTGATACACTTACGCAAATCTGGATAAGTTGCTTTTACATATGTATCAAGTGTATCCAAGTCTGGAGTCACTCCTTCAGTGATGAGGATTTCAGCCACACGGGCTGTAAACTCTGTTTGGTCAATTTTTGCAATATGGAACCCTTGGCACCTTGAGTGGATAGCAGGAATAATTCTGTTAGGATAATTACAAGTAAGTATGAAACGTGCAGTAGTATGATATTCCTCCATAACACCACGCAATGCCGCTTGAGCGTTTGGAGACAAGTAATCAGCCTCATCTAGTAGTACCACCTTGAAGTCGCCAAATGGGATCATTTGTACAAAGTTTACAATTTTATCACGAACATCATCTACTGAGTTTGTTCGCGATGCGTTAATTTCTAATATGTCTAGATCATTTACTTCAAGCTCGTTAAAAAGTAGTTTAGCAAGAGTAGTTTTACCAATGCCAGCATTACCACTAAAAAGAAGATGCGGAATAGTTTTGTCTTTGATCCAGGTGTTAACTTGTTTTCGTTGTGCTTCATCTCTAAATACATAACCGTCCACTGTCTTTGGACGATACTTTTCTACCCATAGTTCTTTCATTCAAAATCCTCCGTGTCTGCTTCCCAATATCTACAATAAAAGTGTTCGCCGCAGTTGTCAATTTCTTTCTGCGGATAACCTTCGCTCAACAGCCAAGGAACGATACTTTTGCCCTTTGGATAATCCGCAGGCAACGGTTTAGGAAATCCGTATTTCCAACCGCTAGGCGGATCACACATTAATACTTTCATCGATTAATACCTAACTCTTTGTATGCCATTTGTACTGATTTAGCCTGATAGTACGCATCTGCCAACGCATTATGAAGATCTGTCTGCATACCTTTGCGAGGATCACCATTCTTCATAGCAGTAAATAGTGTACGACTATCTCGTACTTGCCAGAACTGCCATGGAATAGGTTTACCCATCATACGGAAAAAATCTTCTAGGATAGTAATATCAAAGCCGTAACCGTGACCCCAAATAACATCAGTGTTGTGTATCCATTTGGTAAGTTCGGTTGCAATGAATTCTAAACCAGAACGTCCTTGTTCTGAAAATGCTTCGTCTTGCACTTTCTTATCTTGTTGAGCCCACCAAGCGATAGTATCTTCTGATACAGTACGTCCTCGTTGGCTTTGCTCGTCGATATTAAATTTAAAATACATTTCGCTATGCGGCTCTGCGTCCGACATAGGATTAAACTTAACAGCACCTAAACTTAGAATTGTACAACTAGGCTTTGTGTCTAGTGTTTCTAAGTCAATCATTGCATGAATGGCCATGCTTATTTCCTATTCTCTTGTCCAATGCCTGTAATAATTAAGAATACGTACAGCAAAGGCCATGCCCATCCTGTTAAGTATCCTGTGACGTGCAGAATCATTAGTGCAATACCGGTTGCGCCAGTAGTACCAATACCTGCTGTTTGCGGTGTAAATTTCATGAAAACTCCTTACTGTTCTTATACATTATAGCGTAAAAACAGCAAGGAGTCAAGTGTTTTTTTATTCTCTGTTACCAATTAAATGTAGTAACATTTGGAATAAGTTTATGAAGTTTAAGTAAAGACTTATGGCAAATTGTACGCCATAACGAGGATCAGCACCGTGATTTAGATAAATCTGTTTCGCATTTTGCGTATCCCAAGCAGTTAGTCCTGTAAAAATAAAAACACCTAGAATACTAATTGTAAATTGTAAAGCACTACTAGCCATAAAAATATTTACAATACTAGCGATAATGATACCAATTAATCCCATTATTAAGAAATGTCCGAACCCGGTCAAATCTCTTTTTGTAGTGTATCCCCATAAACTTGCTGCTCCAAAAGTTGCGGCAGTAATGAAGAATACTTGTGCAATACTTGCACCTGTGTATACAGCAAAAACAGGCGCAAGTCCTACACCCATTACTGCTGTAAATGCATAATAGAAGTTCCGAAGTTTATCGTAACTCCAATTTTGTCCTGCAAATGAATACCAAAGGATCATACCTAATGGTGCAAATGCAAAAAGCCAAATTGCTCCTGACATTGCATAAAGCAATCCAGTTGAGTAAACTAACCATGCAACAATACCGCTTACTGCAAGGCCTGCTGCTGTATGATTATACATATTCAACATAAATTGACGAAGTCCTTCGTCATACATTTTCTGTTGTCTTAGTGCTTCTATACTCATTATAGATCTCCTTCCTTACGGTTTTCTGAATAGTAAACATCAAACTCGCCACCTGGGTAACGTGCTTTTAGTTTGTTTACATTTTCTGCAACTACGTCATTAGGATCCAAACCAAGTGCGCGACAACTATTGATCCAATACCAAATAATATCGCCAAGTTCTCGTTTAATATGAAACTGAGTTTCAGCATCCATTGGTTTACCTTGGAAGATGCATTTTTTAACAATTTCACTAAATTCTCCTCCTTCTGATGCAATACCAATTGCACCTGTTAATAGTAGTGCAGTGTTGACTCCAGAGTCAACTTCAATCGCTTCCATGCGATTTTGCATTGCTACTTTGCTGTTACTTTCTTCACTTGTTACAGCCTGTACAAAATCTTTGTATTTGTTTAGATCTATATTTTCCAATTTAACCTCTTATCTTATAAATGATCCTGGATCAACAGTTGCATGTTGGCCGTCTGTATATTCAGCACCAATCTGTACTCCTGCTGGTTTTTCATTACTATACGCTAAAACACAATCTGCATCAACCATTCTTACTTCTAGTTCGCCTTCATCTGTTTCTAGTGCCATCGAACGAGTCCAACGACCGTGTTCGATTAGAATCCAATCACCTATGTTATAATCATCTTTGTTGCGAGGGCCTTTGTCGTAAACTCTCCCCCAGCGTGGATAAATTCCTCTAGTAGTTCCATCATCATTATTAATAATTAAACCACTTGCAGTTTTCTGCTCTCCAAAATACATATCGGTAACAAGCACACGATCACCGATTGCTCTTAGTTTACCTTTGAATTTGTGTAGATGTACAGCCATTAGTTACTCACCTTTTTTTACAAAGTTGCCGTCTTCGTCTTCAACCCATTCTTCTTCTGCTGCTTCTTCTGCAAGCATTTCTATTTCTTCTTGGGTTAATTCTTCTGTAACGACAACAGTTTCTTCTGGTGTTGAAACTACTTCAGATCCTTGTGCTTCTTTTTTTGCTGCTTGAGCTTTTGCAGATCCGCTGCGTACCTTACCTGCTACTTTGTAGTGTTCACGTACACGATCTTCTGCTTTGCGAATAATTTTTCCGCCTGCACCTAGTTCATCACCACGTGCGTTAACACGAGCATTACCTACTGCTGGAGTAAGCTCGTTTCTTTTGCGTAGTAAATCCATGTCTACCACTTTGCCACGCATACTTCTATGCTGGGCTTTTACACTATTTTGTTTTGCCATAATTGACTCCTTAAACTACGTAGTTATTTACCTGAGAAACTCTCTCCAATCCAGGTCATATTGGATTGAATTAATTCTGTGTACACCTATCAAATACAGCACATAACTTGCTACACTTGATCCACGTCCTACGCCCCATACAATGTTGTTCTCACGCATAAAGTCCACAAGATAAACCATATACTGTAGCAAAGGCATCATACCTCTAACTTCAAACTCGGCAAGTTCTTCAGCGCATCTTGCTGTTTCTTCTTGTGTATTGCATTTTGTTAGAATATAGTTGTGTACGTTAAGTGTTTTGTATTCGTCAGGCATAAACCATTCGCTTTGACATACACCGTCAAAAGTCTTTTGATCTACATCTAATGGGATATACTTTTGTAGTGAAGGAAGACCTTGTTCTTCCATTGCGGCATTGAATTTGTCTACATCGTCTGATTCTGTACAAAGTACAACATGTACCTTGTCAGAATTACCGCTATAGATCATATCTATAAGGTCGCGGTTAGAGAATCGTGGTATACCTAGTTCGTCTGTTCTCATAAGCATTAATACAGTTTAACTGATATTAATCAGATTGTCAAGTCCATTTTCGCCGGATTCTTGATCTTTTTGTTTTTGTGCTGCTAAAGCACGTCTGGTTTTTGCTTCTTCTTGATATGTATCAAGTGCAAGTTGTATCTGAGATTTTAACTCAGGATTTTCTGTTTGAAAGAAACGACGACGAAGTAAAAAAATCTTTTCTTCTATTTCGTTGTCGTTTAATTTATCTATATTATCTATATACGGATGCATTAGAGTGTATCAAATCTACCTAACCAATTTGCAAACACAGTTGTTCCGCTATTGTATGTCCAAAATTCAACTATTGCAGGTCCGCCTGTTGTTTGATCATATGTTAGTGTGTTTAAAGAAAATGGATTTGGGAAATCAGGATTTACTCTTAGGGTGCCGCCACCCTCGCCTAGCCATGTTATTACTTTGTCAGTATCGTCTACAGGATCATCTGCTTTTATTGTAGAAATTTCTACAGTTATTTTTGCAAGTCCGTCTCTATCAGGCCAGTCTGCAAGGGTAAGTGTAAGTGTATCTGCTACCGGGTTGATAGTTAATTTTTGATAATGCCCATTTAGAAAACTAATATTTTGATTGTTAATAACTGTTCCAATATTATGATATTGTTCAGTATTCAAAATAAAGTTTGCATCGGTAATGTTTGTACCGTTAAAATCGTTTGTTTCATCTAACTTTGCAGTACTATTTTGCAGTGATGTAATTTCACTTGCTGCTGTAGTCAATCCGTCTTTTATAATTTGGAAATTATCACGGAATCCTTGGGTATCGTTATCGACACCTGCTACAGGATATGCTGCATCTATTGTTGAACTTATTATTGAACTTGCCATTTTTTATCCTTTTTAAAATCCGTATCTTGCTTTTGAGTTCGCGTAGTTAGCGTTTAGCTCATCGGTAGTTAATGATCTATTATAAAGTTTAACTTCGAAATATCTACCTCTAAAGTTTTGTGTACTTTCGAAGTTACCGTTGTTTGCATCCATTTCCTGTCCTAGTACAATACCTAGTGTACTGTTACCGTTTAGTGTAGTAGTGTTTGAACCACTACCTATTAGTACATTATCTTTGTACAAAGATACAGTTCCGCCTACTCCGCGCATAACAAGATTTGTTATTGTTCCGTTAGTAAACGATGCACCACTAAAGTTTGTTGCACTAGTGTTTTCAAATGCTATCTCACTGTTACTTGTTCTTTGATACATCAGCGCATGGTTACCACTACCCATTGTGAAGAATGTATCCAAATCTGTGTTTGCTGCGTCTCGTTGTAACCATAAATCTATAGTAAACTCACTTGCACCTTGTAGTGCGTTAATATCGAGAGTGATATAGTTTGTTGTGTTCTGAGTACTACCTAAGTTAATACTGCTGTCGCCTGCATCAAATGCTGTTGTGCCTTGTAATGTTGCATCATAACCGTTACCGCTAAGATCGAACCATGTAGTTCCTGTTCCTGGATAACTGGCTGTATCCCCAGCAACAAAGTATGCTCTAAGATTTTGTGTAACAAGAGCATCTACGGCTAGAGTTGCAACTAAGTCACTTGTGTTACCGCTTTCGTCTGTAGCTCTAATAGTTACTGCAGACTCTCCAGGTACTGTTGGTGTTCCTCGTAAAAAGCCGTCGGTAATAATTATTCCAGTAGGTAATGTACCCGATTGAACTGTGTAAGTAACAAATCCCGGATCTGTTGCTTCTAGCTCAATATTATTATATTCATTGTAAGTCAAAGTAATATCTGCACTTGTGACCCATACTGGCCCTACACTATCTGTATTATCAGTTATTGCAGATACACTTATATCATCTCCTGCTCTAATACCATATGCCACAGCACTCACTGCATTATGCGAACTTAAAACTGTAATATACTTTTCTGTAGGCACTGTTACTGCGCTTCTTTCAAGCACACCTTTTGGTTTTAATACCGTTGCGTATTCAATATAACGTGCATCATCAAAAGCATTTTCTGCATCTGTAATTGCAAGTGTTACCTCAACGTCAACATTGTGTCTATTACAAATGCTAATATTAGCCGTAGTGAACTGATCAGTGTCGCACTGATATATAGATTGTGTTACACCACCAGTTAAATCATGTGTTCCTAGTATTCCGCTCATATCGTATTTATCCTACATTGTATGCATAGTTTGCAAATAGAATGTACCTTTCATCTTCATAGTCTTCAGTTCTTCTTACAATATATCTATCAATATCTATGTGAAATTGTTTAAAGTCAAACTCACTATTTCTAATATTGTTGATAATGTCATCTGCTTCACCCGGTTTACAATAACAAATTGGTATGGCACTAACATAATCTAATTCTTGGAAACCATCTTGCGGGCTACGCATCCATAAAGGAAGATAATTTCTTTCATTTTTTCCAATTGATTTAATGTTTGAACGCATATTATCAATATTAGATATATATCTTACATTGTCTTGGCTAGAGCTAACTTTGACTGCATCACTATCTGTTTTAATAGTGTTAGTGTCTGGACGCAATCTATAAGGCTCGGCATCTGATAATTGTAAACTTACTGTAACATCTTCACCTTCTCTAACATCCAGCTCAAAATCAGAATCGTCAACATCAAAAATTATTTGCTCATCGTCTCTTACCGTAACAATAATTTTTCCGTCTTCTGCAAAAATAAACCTAACTTGTCCGCGCCCATAAACAGGTAATTGATCATAACCTGCTCCGGTTCTGTTTTCATCATCTTTTACAGCGTATTGTATACTATCGACAGTTAGTTTCTTTTTGTTGTTTATATTAATACTAGTTCTAGTTTTTCCTGTTTTTGGATTAGATGGATCAATAACTTCGACGTACACAACTTCATATATAACATCAGTTGTTCCGTTTTCCATTGCTACTGCTTTTTTAACTTCGCCTAGTGCATAAGTTTTTCTTTTATGATTTTTTGCTGCGGCAGCAACAAATTTATCTATTGAAGTTGATTCTATTCCAGCATATACAAGCATCTCCATTTGATTTTTAATTCCAAAGTTTGAATCACTTGGTCTGTAAATACTATCCGGTGGGAACACTTCTGAACTACTTGTAAAGTTTCTAAATGCAGTTCTTTGATCTGCTGGAATTAGAGGTCGTGCATACACGTCAGTGTAAACAACATTGTCAAGGTCTGCTACGTTTAGAGTAAATGTTCTTTCAATCGCTGTAAATCCAAAACGATCTCGTGCCTCAACTGTAAATGTATACTTTCTATCAAATGTAGTTACACCCGTGATATATCCATCCCATTTTGCATTACCGCTATCAAAAAGTGTTAATCCAGGACCTTCTGAAGTTTCAAACTGTCTTGCTGCTCCAATAATATCTCCATTGAAACTTAAACTTAATCCATATGGTAACTTACCCGATTTAATAGTATAAATCATAGGACTATCAGGAACCGTAGTTTGTGCTTCTAATTTTAAATAACTTCTAAAGTTTGCATTAATAGTTCCTAAATCTGCATCTGTAATCCAAGATATTTCACTATCAATTTCACCAATAGTTTTAAGTTCAAAAGTTTTAGGAGTACTAGGAATGTCAACTTCGTCTCTCGCTGCTACAATAACATTTTCAAAAAATCCATCGTTTTTAAACAATGCTATACCAATGTTTCTACCTTGACTAAATTGTGTACTTAAATTTGTATCTAGCAAAAGTCTGTGTTCGTTATCTCTTACTAGGGTAACATTCATTTGGGTACTATCATCGCCTAATGTAAAGAATTGTTTAATGTTATTTGCAATTCTACTTAAACTTGTACTAGGAATTCTTATGCGCCAGTTTTGTGCATTTACAATGTTTACGTATGCTGTATGTCCGTATGCTGCTTCTAGTGTTTGTATTAGTGCTTCTTTTCTTATAGACAAACTTAACTCGTCGATTGTTTCTGCTACTTCTGTCCAATTTGCACCGTTGAATACAACCTGTGTTACACCGTCAACAACAATAGGATTATCATCACCATCAGTCTGTGCAGAAACAGTATGTGTGTAAGTGGCTATATAAATTCTATCATTGCCGCCTGTTTCACTACCATATATTATATAATCACCGATGAAGTAATTTTCTCCTGCTGCAATTCTTCTTGGCGACCCGCTAGGAAAAATTTCATCTTCTGAAGGATTTGTTTGTTGCACATCCCATTCGAGATAAGGAACAATACTGCTAATAGTATATGCTTCAGAATCACTTAATCTAATAGTTCTGTTAGCATATTTTTCTTTTTGTGCTTCATTTAATCTGTTAACAAATATTGTAGGTTGTCCAGTTTTGGCTGTACGTGATACTATTAAACTTATACTTGGTGATAATGTTGAACTTAAAAATATAATATCATATTCACTGTTTCTAGCATCAACGTTAGTAACACGATATGTTCTATTTTCTAAAAGTATATCTCTAGTAACAAGTTCAGTTAAATCATTTATTCCGTCGATATCTCCGGTAAGATCTAATTTGTAAACCTTAAACGAGTCTTTTCCTAATAGTGTATCTTCGTAATAGTTTGCATTAATAGAAACAGTTTCTAAATCAGTAGTAATTCTCGTTGCTCTTACTGTAAATTTATGATCTCTAGTAATAGCAGGTTGGTACGGTAGTCGTCCTGTTATTTCACCTGACTGACTATCTAGTGTTGTTCCTGGTGGAAGTATACTTGGTGTGCCGTCGTCGTTAGTACTATCAAGTGTATAAACAATCACTCCTTCTAGGTTTTGATTTTGTATGACATCAAGATATATTGTTGTATAATTGTTTGCTCTTTTATATCCTAAATCTCTAGGGGTTAGCCAAACCGGTGTTCTAACATTTGTTGCATCAGCAGTAAATACACCTGTACCTACTTGCATGATTGTGTTGTCTGCTTTTAGATAATCATCGCCTACAAGATAAATTGTAAATTCACGTTTTACAAAATTTTCGCCATCAGTAACTGTAACTCTAAAATTGTAATATCTATTTAATTTTCGAGGATTTGCATAAGGTTCGTTATAATCATAATCAACTGTGTCATAGAAAAAACTACTAAAACCGTTTGTTGATAAAATACCATAGTCCATAGGTAAACCAGCAAATGGCGATGTATCATATCCGCCGCCGACATATCTTAAATCTAAACTAAGCAAAGGTTCTACTATTCCAGTTAACCTTCCGTCTAGTGATAAAGATACACCTGGAGGAAGAACCCCGTCGCCTTCAGCAATAAAATATTCTAAAACATCTCCCGCACTTAGGTCAGGATCTACTGCTTCAAGTTGGTAATCTATAATTGCATTATCAAGTATGAAAAGCGATTGGTTTGGCCCTACAGGAAGCAAGCCTTCATTTGTACGCCATTCGGGTGCATCAGGACCAGAAACATCTATTTGTACAGTTCTGTCTTCTAGTTTATCTTTGTAAGTTGCTCTTAATGTAAATCTACTAGAAGTATTATATGCAACTTCGTAAACAGTTCCTTCAATAAAACGTTGATCTTCTGATATACGCAAGCCAGCAGGCAGTCTACCTGCAATAACTTCGACATTACTATTGTAAGCAGAATTTAGTGGTAGTAGTAAGTTAACAACGGATCTTTCGACCATTGTTGCAATTTTTCTACCTGTGGGAACTGACCATAAACTATCCGGTTGCGCCATACTTGAATCCTTTTATTACAAGTATTTATCGGAATCATATACTTCCAAGATCTATGTTTCCAGAAGCCGGTGCACCAAATGTTCCTAAATCAACATCAATGTTTGTTACTAAGAAATGCATTAGACTACTATAATCTGGAACTATGCCACCAAAGTCGAATCCAGCATTCCATTCTGCCCAATCACGGATATCGTAACCCCAAACATTGCCTTCCATGTTTCCTGCAAAAAATCCGGTGATTGTACTTGCATTAACTACACCAACATTTAATAAATCGTTTCCTTGTGCGTCCAAATTGCCGCCTAACTGAGGTGTAAGGTCTTCAACTAGTTCAGCAATGTTAGTGTTTTCAATAGTAAGAGTACTGTCAACAATTGAAGTAGTAATACCATCTCCGCCTGCAATAGTAAAGGACGCTACATCGTCAAGCGTTACATTTCCACTGTCACTGTTTATTGTAAGTGTGTCTAAACCTACATCTGCCGATATAACAATTTTATTTTCATCTGCGGTAAGTGTAATTTTATCTGAGCCGGCAATTTTTTTAAATTGTAGATCGTAATTTACTTTGTTGTAATAAAGACCTTCGCCGACTGATCCAAGATTTGAAACAGTTGTTTGTTCGTCGTCTCTAAGATCTAGTTCTTCAAAATTGGTGTTGATTTTGATCATCGCTTCGCGAAGATCATCACCTGTACCGTCATTTGCTACACTACCAACATTGATTAATTGAATTGCCATGTCTTATCCTTATGTACTTGTATCATTAACAACAACTGAAACTGATTTGTCTATACCTACTAGTTCAAGTACCATAGTTTCTGCACCTTCAGTTGTTACGTCTAATGCAAAAGTAAAAGTTTTTGTTCCAATACCGTCATCGCCAATTGTAAAACTACCTTCTAGAAGATCGCCGTTAATATCAGCCGAACTTACTCCAGTGATTACATAATCAACAGTAGAGTCTTGTGCAATATTAGTTGTTGTAAGGGTAATAGTAACAGTATTTCCCTCATCAACTGAGCCTGAACTTGCAGCCAGTGCATATGTTTTTATAACAGAAGTGTCTGTTTGAGCTTCTGTTAGCGTACTTCCTATTGAAAGTTGTGTTTTACTATTAAATTTATTCCAAATAAATCTATTATTAGAACCTAACAAACTTCTAGCATTTGTATAATCATTATCAAACCCTGTTGTATAAAGCCTATCAGTTTTTGCAGCCCCTGTAAAATAATTTAGAGCTTGTGCAGGAGTTGAACCTGGATTTAATTGAAGCCATAGTGCTAATACACCTGCAACTTGCGGAGATGCCATTGACGTTCCTGATAAATTACCAATTAGGTAATCACCATTAAACTGGTAAGGGCCGTCGTCGTATGAATTAGTGGTGCTAAGTGTACTAAAAATATTTGTTCCTGGAGCCCAAACATTTACGCCAGGTCCTTTTTCACTAGATTCTGCTGCTTGTTCTCTACCATTTGCTGCAATGTCACTGTCTATGTTTCCAACAATAAATGCTTCAGTACTAAACGGTGAAGAACCTCTGTTGTAATAAACATTTTGGCTCGGCGTAAAGTAAAATGATGCTGCTGATCTAGTGAAGTAATTATCGTAATCGTCGCCGCCGTCTATATCAATTTTTTGACGATAGTTACCTCCTGCTATACAAACGTGTACTCCTGCATCAATAAGTTCTTCGACATCAGCATCAACAGATGCTACATGTATTCCAAATCGATAACCAAAAGTTAGACTATAGTAACTACCAATCATACCTTTTGCTGTATCTCTGTACTGTCCTGTATTATCAGGGCTTGCAGTAGTTGCGCCTCTATATGTTATACTGTCAACATCGTAAAAATAACTACCGTATCCCCAACTCATGTTAACAATAGTTGGACGCTTTGCACCTGTTAAAGGATCTATTGGCTTTGCATTATGCCATTCTTTTATAACATCAAATACGTCTGAAATGGGGATGCCTGTACCACTGTCGCCTGTGCCTTCTAATCCTGCAACTTTTACACTGTATATATTTGCATTTTTAGCCCAGCCGTATGTTTTACCTGCTGCAATACCTGCACAGTGAGTACCGTGTCCGTCATAATCTCTATAGTGGTTAGCACTTTGCGTTCCTGGAAGTCCGCTAGCCGCATACCAATCAATTTGTTGTACTCTGCTATTTCCGTCGGCATCTTGAAATTCAGGATGATCTACTTGTAATCCACTATCTTGAATAACTATATCAACTCCTGTTCCATCAAGTGTGTAATTATAACCACCACTGATAGTGTAGCCTATGTAAGGATTGTTTGCTTCATTAACTCTACGCAACCCCCAATTTATATTATCACCTCTTGTTTCTGTTGACTTTGCAAAAACACCTGTTTGTACAGCGTGGAGACCAATTTCAATATCGTCACGAAGATCTGGTCTTAGTTCGCATGCAACAACCCTTGAGTCGCTGTTAAGTGCTGTTGCTTCTTCGTCTGTAAGCATGTAGTGCGTGTTACGTTGTGAACCAGGACGAGCGTTTGCTACTGTTGCGCTTCTGTTAGGAATTGCGCCGCCTCCGGTAGCAGCAATCATTTCTGCATTAAACGCATTGTAATCTACGCCTTTTTTTAATGTAACAATATATTCTCTTTCACTCATTTGTTTTTTCCTAGTTTAATATATTTATAACGCTGCTACTGCTGTTTGGAAATCTCCGTATGTTGCTGCGCCAGCAACAATTGATTGCAATGTTGCAATGCTAATGTATCCTGGTATTGTACCATTTACAGCATCAACAAGCAATGAACTATCATCACCAAATACGCTACCTTGTAAGTCACCTGTAACTGTACCAGTTATATTACCTACAAATCCTCCGGCTGTAAGAACGTTGCTGCTTGGATTATATGTTAAGGCAGTATCAGTTTCAATACCTTGAGTTCCAGTTGCTCCTCCGAGGAAGGCTATGTAAACAGTTTCGTCTGTTGTATTATTTGCTACTGCTGTAATACTTGTAGCAATATCAGCAGTACCAGTTAAATCACCTACAACATTACCTGTAACGTTACCAGTTAAATTCCCATTTAATGTTCCGTTAACAGCATCAACAATTACTCCACTATCGTCTCCGAATACACTACCTTTTAAGTCGCCAGTGATACCACTTGTAACTGGTCCAAAAAATCTAATATTATCTGCGGTAAAGTTAATAAATGTATTCGTTCCGCCCGGACCAATGCTAATAGCATTTCCGTCACCTACGTCTGTTGTAATTGTAATACTATCATCTGCTGTTAGATTGTTAGCAATAAGTGCATTTGTAAATTGTATTGTACCTTCAACTGTTGTAGTTGAACCTGAATTACCTAATGTTATAGCAGTGGCACTTGTACCACCTAGCGTAAGAGTTGTGTTATCTATATTTCCTGTTACATTACCAGTAAATGTAGCATCGCTTCCATCTGTCCCGTTTTCGAGTACTTTGGCTACTCCGTCTGCTGCATAAACATCACCAGTTAGATCTCCAGTGATACCAAAGCCACTTAGTGTGCCGCCACCATCACCTGTAATAGTAGTGAATCCACTAATAGTACCTCCAGTGTCACCTGTGATATTTGTAAACCCTGTAATATCGCCACCTGTGTCACCAGTAATTGCAGTGAACCCGCTAATAGTACCGCCTGTGTCACCAGTTAAATTAGTAAACCCACTAATGGTACCACCTGTGTCACCCGTAAGGGTTGTGAAGCCACTAATGGTACCACCTGTGTCGCCGGTAATATTTAAGAAACCACTTATAGTTCCTCCAGTGTCACCTGTGATAGTAGTGAATCCACTTATAGTTCCGCCGGTATCACCTGTAAGTGTAGTAAATCCACTTATAGTTCCACCAGATGCACCTGTTATATTTAAAAATGAACTTAATGTTCCTGCACCAGTTCCTGTTATGTTTACAAACTGTGTAAGGTCTCCTGAACCTGCACCAGTAATTGAAGCAAAGTCTGTAATTGATCCATTGTCTGAACTAGAAATGTCACTTGCTTCAAATGCTTCAGTTCCTATAGTCCATTTGTCTGTGCTATCATTATATACAAATGTTACATTTGCTTCTGACCCACGGTCGATTTCAATACCCGAAGTTGTTCCTGTGACTCCTGCGCCTGTTTCGCCATTGTTTAAAACAATTACATTGTCACTTATTGTTGTATTTGTTGTGTCAACTGTTGTAGTTGTGCCACTTACAGTTAAGTTTCCTGCTATTTCAACATCATTAAACTCTGAAGTTCCTGTTACTGTAACAACATTGCCGTCGAACTGTCCTTTGTGTAATTCTACCCAAGCACTATTCTGATACAGTTGGAATCTATTTTGTGTTGTATTATATATTACATCGCCATTCTGTCCTACAAGGTATCCTGCTTCTGTATCTGTTAATTGTGAAAAGCGTACCGGAGTATCAGCAAAACGTATTCTGTTTCCTGCTCGGAATATTAAATCTGTGCTTGCACTATATTCTGCAATGCCTGTGCCGCTTTCAAATGTAAATCCGTCGGCTTCACCGTTGTATATAACTGTGTTACCTGTGTTTTCTTCACCAATAACTACATCATAATTATTACGTGCATTTATTATAGTATTATTATCAGCAGGACCAACATATTCACCAGCTCTTGCTGTTGTTACATCAGCAATAGATGCTGTAAGATTTACTGTAGTTATAGTTGTATTGTTTATAACACCTACAACTTCAGATGCAACTCCATCGATTATCATTGAAGAATCGTCACCAAATACAGAACCTCTAATGTCTGTATCGAATGTAGCGCCTTCATCAAACAGTCCTGCTAGGCTCGAATCTAAATCTGCTGCTAATAGATATCCTATATCGTTCTCAAATTCTGATACTTGTGTTGGTGCACCTTCTAGTGCAGCATAACTGATTTTACCTGTTGCTGCGTTAAATACTCGGCTCTCGTTACCAGCAATTAGGTCACCCATAAATTCGTTAGCAACAACTCTGTTGAAATATAAATCTGTTGTACCTATATCAACATCACCAACAGTTGCTGGAACAATTTGTTCTGCTACTTCGATTTCATCAACACTAATGTTACCAATGTCGTTAAAATCTCTAAACTCAATTGCATCTCCAGTGGCGTTAACTTTTAAAAATTTATTTGCTGCGTCTACATAATTTGCTGGAGTATCTGTGAGATCGATAAAGTTTTGTGCTTCTAGTCTGTTACCATTTATTGTAATGTCGGCAGCATTTATAGTGCCAACAGCATCTATATCTTGTACCCTTACTATACTGCTTTCGCGTAGGTCAAGGTTGTCTCCCGCCGGCAACTCTTTTAGTTTATTACCGTCTGTTGTATCAATTACCAGTGGAAATCTATTTGCCATTCTTCAAAATCCTATTGTTATACATATTTATCGTAATCAACTTATACGCCACCTTGTGCAATCTGTCTCCACGCACCTGCTAGATACACTACCATAGTTTGTGCAGCGTTTGACATTGGATCCCAACTTGTACCATCTGCAACTGCAACCATTCCGTTTACTGGACTACTAGGCTCTGCTGTTAATACAGGTAATGTAAGTGTGTCTGTAAATGTTGTACCGCTAGGTAAACCGTTTGCTTGTATTGCTCCGCCTACAATACCTGCGTAATCTAAATCGTTTGTAAAACTTGAAAGTGCTGTAGGAATATCACTTGTTAGTGCAAGTGTGCCACTGGCATCCGGAATAACAATAGCATTGTCTTGACTTGGATCACTTGCTGTGATTGTAGTTTCAAAGTTGTTCGCTGTGGTGCCTTCGAATACCATACTGCTAGATGCATCAAAGTATAACATACCGCCTGTTTCTATTCTAGCAATAGCACTTATACTAATACCATTACCTGGATACCAGTTACCATCTACAGTATCCCATACTAACGGTTGTGTATCTCTGCTTGGTGCCGCTGTTGCTGTATCAACATCTGTAAGGTCATTAATTTCTGCGGCAGGTAATCCTGTAACAGTTGAACCTGTAAAGTCTACTGAACCTCCACTTACAAAATCAACTGCGCCATACATTGTGGTTGCTACGCCGCTTGTGCTGTTGAGTGTAATATGTGTGCTTTCTGCACCTGTGGTTTTACTTGACAGATACATTGTTTCATCTGCGTGACCTATAAAGGTTGCTGCTTCAACAATACCAAGTCCACCTGAACCTACTTTTACTCTACCAGAACCGTGTGGTGACATATTAATATCACTATTATTTCCTGTAGTAAGATCTAAATTTGCTGATGCAACAATTTGTATAGGACCCGGACCAGTAGAGCCACCATTTGAAATAGTCAAGTAACTGTCACTTGCTGCCATCCAGTTTATACTAGATATTGTTCCTGTAACTTCACCGGTAATTTTTCCATTCACACCATCTACCAACAGTGTGCTATCATCTGCAAATACTGAACCTTTGAAATCTGTAGTTCCATCTGTTAAGCCCAGTATAGCAACATTTATCTTTTGATCTGTTTGTGATTTGGTATATGCATCTGTTATGCCATATCCTGCTACACTTGTAGGTGTATTGCTTATGTTAGGAAATGTAACAACACCGGCTGGCGCTGTGCCACTTAATGCATCTGCATTTATGCTACTGTTAGGCCCATCAACTAACACAGTGCTGTCTGCACCAATAATAGAGCTTGCTACATCTCCACCAGTCCTATCATATAGTTCTACAAAGTTTTCATTGATTTTGATCATAGCATCGCGGAGAGCGTCACCACCTCCACTGTTTGCTCCTGTGCCTACGTTGATTACTTGAATAGCCATTATACTCTCCCTACCACAATCTCGACAACACCTCTGTCTTCAGTGTCTTTTGAGCCAACTGCTTTACCGAGCACTTGACCAACACCTGGAGAATTGTTAACCATTGCAAAGCCTGGTATTGCACTTGTAACCAGCATATCTCCTTTTTCCACCCGACCGATGACCTTACATGGAACTCTACCTTGTAGTGCTAGTCCTACTACGTGATCACCTTCTAATGCACTGTTCATCAAGTGAGCTGGATTAGTTGTAACAACACCTGCTACACTGGTTTGTCCTTTAGCAGTGCATACAGTAACTTCTGCATCTCCGCCAAATACAACTACTGTGCCTGGTTCATAGTCTGCATCACCTAAATAGTTTTCTGCCAAGTCAGCATATAGTGCTTCTGTAGCAGTTCCGTGGAACGTAGTGGCCCAAACAGCGTTGTAAATATTACCACTAGCACCTATAGCAACACCGTTATCAGCACCTGAGTTTGCAGGCCCTATTATATTTCCAGTATGTGTAATACTTCCTGTTAAGTTAATATCTGCTGTGCCACTTATTGTGCCACTTGTAAATGCAATTCCTGTCATGCCTGCTAGGCTTGTGCTTGCTGCACCTAGTGCAATAGTTGTTGTGCCTATTGTGATGTCGTCGTTTGATAATTTTCCGTTATCAATACCACCAGTTGCAAGTTCTACCCAACCATCAGTTACACTAAATTCTACACTATTGAAACTTGATAGTCCACTTAGTGCTTGTTTCTGTGCTGCTGTTCCTGTAGGTGCTGCTGCTTGTGCAGTGGCAAGATCCATTGCAAGTTTGCTTTGCTCAATTCCTGCTGTAGCATTTACGTCTGCATTGATAATACTTCCGGTTGAAATAGCAGTTGTTAATTCGTTAGTAGCTGTTCTTGTAAATGTAACATCGCCTACTACATTAGCATTTTCACTATTTTGAGCTGTGCCTGTAAAAGTTAACAGTTGCGCACTCATTAAACCGCCTGAACCTGTGATTGTTACATCGCCAATATCATTTAGTTCATCGGTTTTCTGATCAACATAATCTTTAGTGGTTGCATCACTGCCTGCAAGAGGTGTTGCTAGGTTTGTAATTCTAAAGCCACCCAAGCTCATATCATCTTCCATTGGAGTTTGACTAAAGCCAGGTCCGCCTAATGACATAAAGCCTGGACCAATTTTCGTAGCAGTAAGTTGTCCATCTCTATCAAGACCAAGTCTGTAGTTTAGATATCCGTCAACTGCTGTTTGTGTTGGAACAGCATCACCTTTTGGATCTGTAAATGTATCATCGTTTGAAAATTCATTTACACGAACACCACGTTTAAAACCAATACCATCAATGTTTGTAAGGACAAGTGCAGCGTTAAATGTAACACTACCTGTGCCTTGGTCAACTGTAAAGAATCTGCCAACACGGAAGAAACCATCTTGGTCTGTCATAACAGTAAACACACGCCCTTTTCTACGTTCTTGGGCTTGTGCAGCACTCCTCGTGCCGTTTTCATCAAATGCATCACTTGTGCTGGTTGCACTTGTGCCAAATGGTTTGCCAAAAATACGTTCTGGATAGTTTGCAGTGTTAAATCCGCCAACACCAATATCCAGCATATCGTGGCCTGTTGCACGACAGGTTGAAATGTTCACTGTAACCTGTGCTGGTTCACCTGCTGCTAAGCCTGCTTTTAGTGTAATACCTCTAGTGTTTGTCAAACTAATGGCAAGCCCACTTGATGTAGCTGGCCATGTTACGTCCGTATTAGCTAAGTCTGCAATCTGTATTATACCAACTGTCTCAGTAGATCCAACACCGTCATCAAACTCGTATTCAGCATAACCTGTCACAGTATAAGTTTTACCGCCCCAAGTCATCAACATATCATTATTGGCAATTCTAGCTTTGTTATCTGTATCGAGAGCATTAATACAAATAAATCTATCACCTACTGTGGCACCAAAGGTGTTAGCACCGCTTGCACCTGCTGCTGCAATAATGTCTGTAAAGTTTGGATCTACAGTTAAACTAGGTGCAGTGCCTGAACCATTAATAGTTTCTGCTAATCCTACAACATCTTGATCTACAGTCATGTCAATGTAACGATAATTTGCATCAAATGTCACAACACGTTTTGTTCCAAGTCCACTGAGCTGATATCCGTCTGTTATTGTTGTGCCAAAAGCAATTGTTCTGTATGTGATGCTTGTATCATCTTCAGTAAACACAAATGCAGTTGAAGGTCGAACTGGCAAGTCATCTGCTGGCAATCCGTCAACAACAATGTTTTGTTTGTGTCTAATAACCAATGGTATATCATGCGGAGTATCTTCTTGTAGTCCGTTATCTGCCGTGCCTTCAATACCTGTGCCGAAGTTGAATCTCCAAACTTGACCATCTCTTACAGGAGATTGATCATCAAATGCTGCTGTTCCGGAAATTGTAACTGCTGTGATGCCACCGCTGCCATCTACTGTATCAACATCAATTGTTGCATCGTTAGTTGATGTAAGACCGTCTAATAATGCACCATCAACAGTAAAACTGTCTGTATCTGCATAACCAGCACCTGCGTTTTCAATTTCAACAGTATAACCGTCGGTTCTGTTTTTGGCAATAGTAAATGTTGCTTTACTGGTTTGTGGACCTGAACCTGAGTAAGTTGCAGCAATTGTATCATTAACAGCCTGATACCCGTCTAATATATAATCTGTTTGTTGAGCATTGGTAATTTCATAAG